AACTTGACCAGTAATAGGAACAGGAAGCTCAGTAAAGGCAGGCTGTGTATAAGTAAGACCAAGTAAATTGCGTTCACAAGGAACAGCAACTTCAAAGTCATCCAAAGCACAGCAAGACACTATGACTGCAATTGAATCAGTGTTATCTGTCTTCTGAGTAATCAATGGCTCCTTCACTTGGATCGAGAAAACTCCATTAGTTTCGCCAAAGATATGCTCCAATATTTCAGTGGAAGAGAACAAGGGCTCTCTACTGTGCGCTTCAAAGGATGGAATCCTCAAAAACGCATAGTTGTTTGCCCAACCAATGTCAAAGACAATATCCTGTTCTTCGCCTATATCCACAATGCGTGTCTGCTGAACATTTTCCTCAGCTGCTCCATCGGCACCATTGTCCACTGAATCGTAGACAAGAGACAACTTGCCTCTATGAAACTTATTAGCAACAATCTGCAGCCTGTAGCGTATAGTGCCCCTCCAATACTTAAATGGGAGAGCAACACCAGCCATAGGCGTAAAGAAATACTGCTTATGAGCATCATTGGCACCAAAAGTGTCAAACATCAAAGGGTGGACATGTGTATTCCAAAGCATAGTCCTAGGTGCGTCATCAACGTCCCATGTGAAGGTTGTCAAGTAACTCTCCTTTTGGGCTATAGCTTTAATGGACATCTCATCCTCAGGACCGACACCCAGCGCTGCCGGACTGATGGACACTTCTTGCTTAGCATCATATGTCAGCTTAGTAGCAGTGTCTACCATATTTGAATTGGTCATATTCCCCATTGCAAAGGGCTTGTAGGTTTGTGTTGGAGCCAAACTTGCTGGCTTAGACATTCCAAATGCCTTAGCAGTAGCTGCTATCCCTGAAGCAGCCATAGATGTAACTCTCGCTGCTGGCTTAAGGGAAGGTATAGACTCCAGTGCTCCGGCCGCTTTAGCAACAGCGTTAGCCGGCCCAGATATAGGGCCAGTTGACATCTGCTCTGCTTCATTGGCTTGAGCAACAAATCTCTCTCCTCGCAAAATGGGTCTGGCAACTATTTGGTGCTCCAAATTCTCATGTGTGGAGCGAGTAGTGCCACTGAGTACGACATTATCCATCCATGCATACACCGTCCAAGTAACATTGGGCATAGTAGCATTGGTATGTTGAAGTTGCACTGCAGTGTACACATTCAAAGAGCCAGCGTCAGAGTATTCCTCATCGACAATGGAGAACATAGGTCTGTTCCACATATAAGGAATCCTGAATGTAACACCCTGTGAGGTAGCTGGGTTCAACCAAGCATGTTGCCTTTGTGAGGCAGGGACATAATACTGAGGAGGACTGTTAATACTAATTTCATCTGTGTCGTAAAAGACTGTCATAGGCTTATAGGTGGCTAGTAACCGCCCATAATGGTGTGGACTGCCATTGACAACAATCTTGACATTCAAGTCGCCTCGTATATTTCTGTATCCTGCAATTTTATTGGCTACACGCGGATTTTGCAGAAAATATCGCCAAACTGGGACAATCCAGCCGTCATTACCGGCGCCCCATGCACCTGTATAAATAGCAACAGGTCTGGCAAGAAATTTCTGTATGTCCAAAAGTGAGTCCTGAGTCTCCGTCTCAGAACTAAAAGGTGACGCAGTAGCGTCTGCCACCCAATCCTTGGACATTTCGGAAAAGGTGACAATAGAGTGGGCATTTTTATTTGCCTCTTGGGTTATATTTACATTAGTAGTAGTCTGTTTATTTACAACGGTCACACAATGACTAATGTGTGCCGCGTGTACATTTATTTGATCTAGCGAAAATCTCCCCTAAATAGGGGTACTGCACGGGGGCAATACTATATGTGCAAAGCCTATATCACATAAATAACGTACAAAATTACAAAAACACGGTAATCCATATACACACACCCTGTTTTACTTAATGTCCGAGCAGGGAATCGGACAGTGGGACTGTTAACGTCTATCCGTGACGGACCTCGCCATAATAGCGTTCTTGCCATTTTGCAACCAAATCATCAAAGGTGCAACCTAGCATAATGCATTGATGGTCAATCTCTGCTCGTTGTGCCACAGTTGTGGCTTTAGCACGGAAGTCCTCATAAAAATCCCTACCGTGGAAAAAAGCTTCATTGCAGCCGCCATCCAAACAGGCTGCTGCTAATTGAGCTTTGGTTAGGACTTTAGAGGACAAATTGGCATGTAGACTCTTATAGATGGACATTGGGTCCAGAGCTCCGACATTGCGTCGAATCTCAGGAATATATACATTAGTCCTCTTCAAAAAGTCTGCCAAATGATCTTCCGTGAAGGGCAATCCGGTGTCTTTCTTGTCAGGGGTAGTGAGAACAATGCCGTACTGGGCAAAGTAGGACTGAATGGTGCAAAAGTTGTACTCATCATATCCCTTCTTCACAGATCCCTTAGAATCATCACCATAGGTGCCCAAGGCCATAACATCCCTAAAAGGAATGAAAGTGACCTTCATAATCTCTTCGTCGGAGGGGGGGGGCCCCCGACACCACTGCACTTCCCCTGGTTTAACAGGGCCTTCCGGCTTTACTATGTCGAAATAACTACAGCGGTAGAAAAGAGAAACTGCGATACCATTGATATAGACAGTCAAATTCTGACCAGATGGATTAATGCCCAAAAACATGAGCAAATCTCCATTATATGCCACAACAGGGTAGCAAATGTCAGTAGCAAGACCAGTCATAATAACAATGTCATCTTCTGAATAACCACACTTCTTGGCGATATTAATCAAAACCTTGAAAGCGGCCATTGTAACTTGGGCAGGTAAGCGCATGTCAAACTTGCTAAAGTCACCAGCCACAATGCGCTTCTTTCCATACTTATTTATGTGCTTGTTAAAATCCTGCCAGTCCAGCCCCATGCAGTTCATACCAACCGCACACTCACTCAATTTGGGATAGAGTGATAATATGCGTGCTATCGGTAAGAAATACTGCCGGACTAACAGCTGCAGAGCTATCGGTGCAGCTTGAAATACTCGCACTTTGTCCTTAGTTACTGGAGTGGGTTCATCTTTGAGGCACGCTTTAAATACAGGATAATAACGCTCACCTCTCCGATACGCCTCCTTGATGGTCTCAACCTCCTCCCAAAACATAGGGTCCAATTCTGCAGGACAATTAAAGTCTTCATGGGCTTCTGGATCCAAATACTCTAAATAATCAGCCTTCTTACCTCCCAAAGGAAAACCCGGTGAGGTTTGAGGGGGCATCTTATCTATGAATTTCTTTCCATCTATCCCACAGACCGTCTGCATCTTGGTCATAGGCTTGGTCTCTTTCCGTAACTTCGGTTTTTCGTCCAAGAGATTTAAAATAGGTTCCTGGTAGTCAGCTACTGCTTTATCCAAAGTCCCAGGCGGAAAACCAATGTTGGTTCGCGACATGTGTTCTAAGGATGCTTTCCAAGGATCATTCTTATGGACTGGTGGAGGGCCCCACGTATTCGGGACTCCAAAAACTTCTGACACAGAATCAGAGATTATGGACTTTTGAACCTGGGATCGGAAAACAGATCTACCTGGACATGAGCCCATTGGTTGGACTGTTATGGCCTTTTCTCCAAGTTCTAATTTCCTTACCGGACTCTTCTCGTGTATCTCGGTGCTATCAATAAGTGGTTTACCATAAACTTCACGTGAGAAAGTACCAACACTTTGGCCAATCAACACACTGTCTTTGGCAGCCAACTCAGCCATTGCACTAGAAATCATATCTTGTGTTAGGAGGGAGGCAAAACTCTTCTGCTGTATTTCTAACCCAGCAGTATGAATGCCCAAAATCATCGGTGTTTTAATTTGACCAACTATAGGGGCACCACACATTCCCTTGAATCCTGGCATATTATACAAGTAGCCAGAAACCAAAATGGGATCCTTGGGTTCGCGTAATGTTGCAGTTTCAAAGTCTGCTCTCACCTTCTTATGAGTGAGACTACCATTAGCTTTCCTCACAACGGAGTGCACGCCAACAGTATAATCCAATAGTCCAGTTGGGAAATACATAGTTAAATCCTTCCAACTCCCTCCATTTGGGACATAAACAAGAGCCAGATCCGTATTGGGAATGGGCGCCATATGTTCTCTAGATAAGAGACAATCAAAATTGGCACCAACTACCTTTGGGTCGGCCTTGACAGCACGAAACTGACATTTATCCCATGTCTCAGCTGAGTGTAGTGGCACAACTGCCACATTGGACTTAACAAAAAACGCATTGGTTATCAACTTTCCCCTCTGGGTCAGAGCCACCGTATTGCGCTTAACAAGCTCAACTAAGTCATTTTCAGCAATAGTCCTTGACTGTGCTGTAGCAGGGAGTGGAGGGACTTCAACTGTAGCCCAATTATGCTCCTTTGCCACCTCCTCCATGGTGTTATCCGCATCTCGCTTAGCAACCTCCTCATCTGTTGGCATCATATAACTTTGCCTAACAAGATTTAAGGATTGGCCTCCCTTCAAGAAATCATATAGAAGCTTTAGGGAAACGCAAGTTGTGGTAACCACAGCCACTCTGGTAGCCACATACTGCGCTGAAAACCACGCAGTCAGGCGCATATCACTACATTGCCGAGTTTTGAGGTCGACATATACCAGAAAGACTACATAACACATATAAAACATCAAAGACGTGACTGTGATTGTTATGAGGGGTGGAGCAAAAAAGAGCAGATACAGAAAGACTGAACAACATGCTACTGCCAAAGATCGCCAGTTTAGGTAAATCCATTTACATGCCACATAGGTATTGTAAGCACGCAAGACACTATCTGGAACTAGGGCAGTCCACGCAAACCTCTGCAGGTTTTCTAAGTGGTCCATAGTTTGTTGTACTTCAGTCGTAACTGCTTCATTCATACCTGCCATTCTATCGCTAACTATCTGTATAGCTTGATCAATCTGCTCCCTTGTCTGCATCTTTGCATCAGCTACTTTACCAGTAACAGCGTCAGATACGTTAGACACTGTCCTCTGGCATTCAGCCAAGGCATCAGCAGCAGGAACGGCTTCTTCCCTAAATCTGAAAATAGCTTTAGATTTGGTTTTTTGCCGTACAGGGGGCCTATCTCCATCTCCATAGGAAATATTAAGTTGATCCTCATGGCATACACACAATGACTCAGGAGCTTTACACTTTTCACAGAGAGGAAAATCAGCACTTAGTGTAGTACTTCTCTTCAACATCTCTTCTTGTTGCTTTCTTTGCTTTTGTGCGGCTAGTATGAGAAATTTCATCGCAGTTTGAATATCGACATTTACCAATTGTCTGCCATTCCAATTGACCGGTTTAAAGCCAGCATAATTCTGTCCATTTGTACCGGTATAGGGGTAAGAAATCTCAATTGTAATATCCCAAACATCAGGTAGTGCCGGAACATTGCCGTCATAATACGCACTAACCTTATCAGGGTCGTACATACCA